GGACACCCATGCCCGAAGACCGAATCAACGACGAGCCACGCTCGAGCTGGTGCCAGGCGCCATCAACGCGGCGGAGTTTCTCAACGAAATCGACTAAAGGATCACTGGACCCTAAATCCAGTGCATGACCATGAACCCGTTAGAAGTCCGCAGAACCAAAATCATCGTTTACCTCGTCAACACCGAACGCGGCTATCGCTGGCGGGCACCACTGATAACCGCCAAGCGCGGCAACTTGGCGCACGTCGAACTTCGCCCCACGGTCGATTACGAATCCGAAGAATCGGCCAGGTCATCGGGGGAGCGTTTCGTCCGGGCGCTGTTTCCAGACGTTAGTTTCGACTGAGCGCACAGGATGAAGAGTCCTGTACCTGGAGGTTTTATGCTCAAGGTTTTTAAGTACCCCGTTCACATCGACGACTATTTTTCCATCGACTTGCCGGAAGGTGCCAGGGTGCTGCACGCCGAAGCCCAGGACGGCCGCCCGCAGTTGTGGGCATTGGTCGATCCAGAAACCAACGTCACTGTGACGCGGCGTTTCCGTTTCGCCGGCACCGGCCACCCGATTACCGAACCGTTGGACAAGCTGCGGCACGTCAGCACGTTTTCGATGGAAGGCGGCCGGCTGATATTTCATATTTTTGAAGTGCTGTAGCGCACGCTGGATTGTAGGTCCAGTGCACTTTGCTAGTCCGACTAGCAAACGCCCAAAATCAGCCGCAGCCGCTGGATCCCCTCATTTTCGATCTGGCGGACGCGCTCCTTGCTCACTCCCAGCTCATCGCCGACGGCCCCCAGCGTCAGCCCCGAGAGCCGCAGCTCGAGCACGTGGCGAAGCCTGTTCGGCAGCCGCGCGAGCGCGGCATAGAACAGCGCCCGCTCCTCGCCGTCTTCCAGGGCCACGGGCGGCGGGCATGACAGGTGCCGCTCGACAAACTTGAAATTCCCGTCCGTAATTCCCGAGAGCCGCATGGCCAGATCGCATTTACCGGCATCAGTTTTTTTGGCCTGGTTGGGCAGGTGAATGACGCCGCTACGCCAGGCCACGCCATACACCCGCTGCCGCACGTGCTGATAGCTAAACGTGGACAGCCGCACATTAAAAACCGCCTTGAACTTTTGGACGGCTTCCAAAAAGAACAGCACGGCCCACTGATATAAATCCTCGAGCGTTTCGCCGCGGGCCCTGGTGCTGCGGGCCATTTTCCACAGGGCTCGCGTGTGCTGGTCGATCAGCGCCAGCTTGGCCTGCTCGTTTCCAGCCTGGGCCTGGTCGATCAGCTCATACTCAGTTTGCCGATCCATCGGCCTGCTCGCTCGCTGCCGCCGCCTCGCGGGCCCGGTCCCGCTGGATCGCCTCATAAACCTCGCGCCGGTGCACGGGCACTTCGATCGGCGCCTCAATTCCCAGCCGCACCTTGTCGCCGTGGACTTCCACCACGGTGACCACGATGTTGTCGGCGATCACGATCGATTCATTCCGCTTGCGGGACAGCACTAGCATGGTCGCACTCCTTCACACTCCACAGGTGGCGATTGACGGCGTCCCGCTCGAATCCGCCCTTTTTTTTTCGGCCACGCGCCGCCGCGGCTCACCCTTGGGCAAATTTCGGCCCAGCCGGGCATAGATAGGCGGCGGATCGTCAGCCGGCGGAGTTATTGGCGGCTCTGAATACGGCAAAGACTCCAGCCGTCGGAGCAGCTCGCCGGCCGTCATGGCCAGCACGCGGCCAGGCGGCAGCCGGCGGACCCAGGCCAGCAAATGCTGGGCAAACAGCACCTGCAGCTCCGTGCGTGCGATGGCTTCCGCTTCCATGCCGCGAATCGTAGCAATCGCCAGCGCGGGACAGGGAAGAGGGGAACGCGGCGGGCCGAAAATATCCCGTCATGTCCAGACAGCCGTACCCCTTTGTTGTGACGCTCTTCGGGCAGCTCATGCCGGAGTGTTCCACGCCGGGCGGCTTTACCCTCGATGTCGAGCCCCGCATGGGTGACGCCCCCAAGTACGGCCTGGGCGGACAGATCACGTTTTTACATCGGCAGTGCTACGAAGTAACGCCGCCGGCGACCAGCGAAGGTTACGCGCTGATCCGGATCCCCGAGCACATTGCAAATCTGAAAAGCGAGCTGGCGGGCAACTTCCGCAAAAAGAGAAAGGGCCGCTAAATGAGCCTGACCCAGGAAAAACTCGAGCACTACGCCCGCCTCGACGAGCGGCGCCGCACGATGCAGCGCGAGATCGACGCCCTCGAGCGGGAGCAGAAGCCGCTCAAGGAGGAAATCAAGGCCTACGTCGTGGCCAAGGGCGGCAGCGATCGCACCTGCACCCATTACGGCTTTGTATTGTCCCTGCAGGCCCGCGCCGGCCGCGTCGATTGGAAAGGCGAATTCGTCCAGCTCCAGGGATTTGAAGCGGCCGCCAAGCTGCAAAACGCAGCCCCGCAAACTTTTATCGTCAACGTCGAAGCGCCCGCATGACGCCCGCCGCCCTTCAGCTAGCACGCCGCATCCACCACGAGGTCGGCCACCTGCCTGACCCGACGCTGGTCCCGCTGGCCGCCGGCGACGTGATCCATTTGCTCAATGCGCTGTGGGGCGAGGAGAAGCGTGCCGACGTGGCCGAAGCACGGCTTGCCGAGCTGCTCCAGCAGGCCGCCCTGAAGCGGTGGGACGAGCTATTCAAGGTGGCCGAAACCTGATCACCGTCGCCGTCCCCCCGCTGCCGACAGCAGCGGGGGGAACGCTGGAGGTGCCGCCTCGGCAATCCCGCCAGCCGGCGACAAATGCCTGCCACCGGCTACACATTTCTGTATGCCGATGGTTGGCCGACCTGTTAAGTTGACCCTAGCCGCCTCAAAGCTGCAAAGGCGACGGGAGGGAATATCCGTCGTAACGGGCGTAGTTGCAGCCACTTACGGCAAATCAAGTGCTGGCGGGCCTGCGCGCGTTATTGGCAAAAAACGCGACATTCCGGGCGGCCGCCGACATATTGTCCGTGTCCAAAAGCCGCCTGCACCGCATCGCCCAGCGGCATAAATTGCCGCATCGCCGGCCGGGCCTGCCCCCCAAGCGGCGGCAGCTCGTCACCCGGCTGGTGGCCAAGGGATATAGCGGACCACGCATCGCCCGCGAGGCGGGCGTCGGCCGAAAAACAGCCTGGCGGTATCAGACCATTGCCCGCTTTCGCAGCCTGATCAACCAGGCCAATACCCCCCAGCCCTGCAAGCCGTGGCGGTGTCCGGCCGGCGGCGAGCTGCTCAACGTCACGATCTGCATCGCCCACGGCACGCGAAAGCCTGGCCGCACTGGGACAGGGAAGAGGCCGCGCCATTGAGCCTATGGTTAAAACGTGCCGCCCGCCGCCTCTTAAACCGCCACGCTGAGAGGATCTACCGTGCCAGCAGCTTTTGAGCGCTACGCCGCCTTCTTGTCGTTCCTGCTCACTCTGGGCCCGAAGCTGCAAGCGATTTGGCCCAAGCTCCAGGCCTGGGTCGCGACTACCACCGACCTGGTCACCGCCGTTAAAGGTCTCATTCCGTCAACGACGCCGGCGGCCGGCACTCTCTCAATCTGTGTACCGACCGACGAGGAGCTGGCCCTCGAGGGGCAGGTGGCCGAGCTGATCGCCGGCCCCAATGCGGCATTTGATGGCTCGCTTTTGCGGGCCCTATGGCAATTCGGCCGCGAGAATCCGGCACTGCTCCAATTTCTGATCTCGCTGCTGAAAGGCGGTTAGCGCGTGCACTTTTGCGGAGTCAGTGAAGCGTTCGGCGCCGGTGCTGCGCAAGTCAAGCTGCCCAGCAGTCGCGTGACGTTCTTTTGCCGCGACGTGCTGCCGGGAATCTCGCGCGAGGATTTTGAAGCGGCCGTGATGGAGGCCTGGAAGCGCTGGGCAGCGGTGATCGGCATCACCGTCGATAAGCACGCCAACCCGAAAACCGACACGACGCAGATCGTGAGCGTCGCCGACCTCGACGGCCCCAACGGGATTCTGGCCGATCAGCAGCTCCCCTATGGCGGCGGCGTCAATCTCTTGATGCGCGTCGATCGAGTGGGCCCGTGGGTGATCAGTGACAATCCGCCGGCCGGAAAAATCAACTTGCTGGCCGTGCTGACGCATGAGAACGGCCACTGCCTGGGCATGCAGCACATTTCGGCCGACGGCGACGCCGACTTGATGAACCCGACCTACTCGCCGCGCATTTACTTGCCGCAGGAGGACGATGTCAGCTATGGCCGCAAGCTGTACGGCCCGCCGATCAGCAGCCAGCCGCCGCCGGCCAACCTGCCGTCAGAACTGGCCGGCTCCGTGGAGTTTGAAATAAGCGGCGCGAAGTACCGCGGCAAGGGAACATTCAAGAGGGTAGCGTGAGGATGTCGGCCATACTCACCGCAATGCTTGTGCTGGCCGCTGGCTCTGACAGCGACGCCGCGTTTTCCGATCTGCAGACGCTGCCACCCGCGCAGCAGCCGTACACGGCCTACCTGACGACGTCGATCGTCGCACCCGAGCACCGCGAGGCATTGGCCAAGGTGATCGCCTTCACGGCCGCCTCACTCAGCAGCAAGCCGTACCTGGGCGACCAGCTCCCCGTCGCCGTGCCAGGCACCAACCTGTTGCGCCTCGACCTGCTGGGGCTGGGCTGGGAAAAGACCTGGCCGGCGGTAATTCGCACGCACTACGTGCCGGCCTACCGCCCCGACACGGCCCACCTGACCCAGATCCCGCTGGTGGTCAGCGGCCTATGGTTCGTCGCCGCACTCCCCGACTCCAACCTCACGGCCGACGGCCAGTACCAGTTGCTTTACGGCACGCCGCCGAAGACCGACAAGGAATTTCGCAAGTTTTGGGCTGTCAACGAGAAGCCGGATCTATTCTTCGGCCGCATCGAGGGCGACAGCGGCGTGGCCGTGCAGCGTACCCGCCTGATGGAAAACCACCCCACCGGCAACCGCGGCTATAGCTGGCAGACGTATGACAGCCGGGCCATCGCCTGCGCGACCGACCCGCTGGAAAATCTCGCCGCCCGTCCGCCAAAGCACGACGCCAGCGAGCTGATCGCGGCCATCCCCAAGCATTACGCCGGCCAGTCCGGCAGCCTGCAAGCCTATTTTTTGGCCGACGGTCAGGGTAAACGGCAGGAGAAAGCGCCGGCCGACATCGTCACCGACAGCACCGGCACGCGCGGCGTCGAGATCCGCAACACCTTGAGCTGCATCGTTTGCCACACAGAGGGCCTACGGCACCCGACGCTCGATCAATATCGGTCGTACATTCTCAGCGGCGCCCGGATCTACACGCACGACAAGGCCACCCAGCAGGAGATCGACCGCTATCTGGATTCACCGATCGCCAAGGAGATCAACCGCAACAACGAGGACTATGCGGCCGCAGTGGGGCTCTGCAATGGCCTGACGCCCCAGCAGAACGCCGCCGCCTTCCGCCTGCTGGTCCAGCTCTACGACGCCCCGCTCACCCTCGAGCAGCAGGCCCGCGAGCTTTACACCACGCGCGACGAGTGGCGGCTGGCGCTGGGCGACTATTCGCGCACGTATCAGCTCACCGGCCGCCTGGCTCTGGCAGCGCAAGACGTACCGATCAGCCGCGAACAGTGGCAGGCCAGTTTCGCACTCGCTCAAAAGGTAATCGCCCTATGGCAAGCAAACTAATTCGCGACCTGAAACTGCCACATTGGAATTGGGACCTGATCGCTACGGTCGCCTTTTGGATCCTCACGATCCTGCTGCTGCTGGCCTGCACTTCTGCGGCCCGTGCCGACAACTGCCGCCAGTTTTTCGTCCACAAGCAGGCCGTGGCCGTGGCGCCGGTCGTCGCCGCCTATGCCGCGCCGATTTATTACCAGGCTGGCCGCGACATCGAGGCCGAGGCCCTGGCCGAAAAGGTAGCCCGCCTGGCCGTGCCTAAGATCGTGGCCCAGCTCGCCACCGCCAACATCCGCCAGCCGCAGACCGCCAAGAAATCCGTGCTCTCCCAGCACTGCGCCAAGTGTCACAGCGGGCCCACACCGAAAAGCGGCATCACGATCGACGGCGAGACGCCAATGGACTGCTGGCAGATCACAGCATCCTTGCGCGCGATCGCCAGCGACGCGATGCCCAAAGATCACAAGATCGCGGCCGAGGTCAAAGGCCTAGCCATGCAGGAGCTGCTCGATCTGGAGGCTCGCGAGCAGGCCGCAGACCGGCCGTCACCCGTGCAAGTCCCTGAACCCTTACCGAGTGGAGAATTCAAATGAAACGCATCGCCCTGATCGGCGCCGCCCTGTTGGCGGTATCCTGCCTGGCCCAGCCGGCCCAGGCCACCCACCCGCGGGCTTTCCGCGCTCGCGTGCGAGTGTCGCATCACCGCGCGGCCGTGGTGGTTGCTCCGGTCGTCGCCGCGCCAGTGTACGCCGCGCCCGTCGTCGCACCTGCCGCCGTGTATGCGGCGCCCGTGTACGCACCCGCGGCCGTCGTCGCGCCGAGCTGCAGCGCCTTCTTTGTGAAGTGATCGACCACGCCCTGCTAACTCTGATCGTCCTCTCCGCCGGGGCGGCCTTTGCGGCCGTCGCCGGCGGCCTGGCCTGGTGCTGCCTCGAATAATGCTGCCCGAATTTATCTACCGCTGCACGATCGATCGCGTCATTGACGCCGACACGCTCGCGGTCACGGTCGATCTGGGGTTTTGCATCCACACCAAGACGCAGGTGCGGCTGTACGGCGTCAACGCCCCCGAGCTGACCACGCCCGAGGGCAAGGCGGCCAAAAAATGGGCCAAGGAATGGGTCGACCGCCAGGACGCATTCACCCTGCAAACCTTCAAAGACAAGCGGGAAAAGTATGGCCGCATGCTGGCCCGCGTGTACGGCACTTCCGGCCACATCCTCAACGACGACCTGATCACCGCCGGCCAGGCCCTGCCGATGGAAAGCACCCGATGAGCGACACCAACGGCAACGGCGGCACCTACGACTGGAAAGCGATTGTCGGGCGGTACGGCTTCGCCGCCATCGTGGTAATGATCCTGCTGGGAATTATCCGTTACGACCTGATCCTGCCGATGGTTGAAGCCAACAAAAACTATTCCGAGGCTTCGCTGCGGACCGCGTCGGCAATGGAAACCCTCAAGGACCTGCTCAAAGAGATCCGCGACGATCAGCGCAGCGGTGTCTGGAAAGACTCGCACAACCATACGGCCGCCCGGCCGTAAACCGCATTTTTTGATGTTCACGTTTCGCCATCACCACACGTTCGACGCCGCCGCTCTACGAGTGATAGCGCGGCTGCTTAGAAATTCCGAGGACAAAATCATGGCACAGATCGACGATTTCCAGGCGGCAGTGACCGCCGCTTTCGACAACCTCGACGTCGCGCACGACGGCCTGGCCGCCGACGTGGCGTCCCTCAAGGACGAAATCGCCAAGCTGGTGGCGGCCAGCGGCCAGTTGCCACCCGAAACGCAGGCCATCCTGGCCAGCGTCCAGACCCGCGCCGAAGCAATCAGCGCGAAGTTTACCAGCCTGGACGCGCTGACCACGCCCCCGGCGCCGCCCGCCCCGTAGGTTTTGCTAGTCGAACTAGCAAACCGTCCGGAGTTACCAGCGAGTGACATTTGCCGCGCAAGCTGCCGCGAAAGAACATCCCGCCCGCCGAGCCGCCAGCCCAGCGGGAGCCCTCGCTGCGCCAGCAGCGCGCCGCCGACCGGGCCGCCAAGCTCCGCGACCAGGAGCTGCGGCGCGAGCACTACGCCACGCTGCCGAAAAAACTGTGGTGCCAGTGGAGCGGCCGGCAGCACAAGGTCATCAACGAACAGGCGATGGCTTACGGCGTGCCCCTGGGCGAGGAAACGATCAACCTGCCCAACGTGGCCCGCTGGCTGCACGACATGCTGGCCACCAGTGGCCGCAAGCTGCTAGCCGGCGACGCCTCGAGCGAAATCTGGGAGGGCGGGACCGACAGTCCGGCCCTCGAGCGGAAGCGAGAAGTCGAGTATCAGCTCCGCCTGCGGGACCTGGCCGAGCGCGACGGCACGCTGGTTTCGCGTGACAAGATGCGCGCAGCGCTGGCCCAGATCGCCGGCATCCTGCGGCACTGCGGTGACCAGCTCCAAAGGCAGTTTGGCGAGGACGCCCTGGACCTGTTCAACGAGACGCTAAACGAATGCGAGCGGGCCGTCGAGCAGTTTTTCGACGGTGAGACAACTAGCGGGGAAACAAATGACGGCGACGCTTGAGTGGGGCGGCCACTTGCCTGGCATATCCGGCGCCCGCGATGAGTTGCGCTGGATGCTTTCCAATTCCCGCGCGCCAAAGCTCCGCACCCGCCGCCAATTCGCCGAGCAGGAGCTGATCCTGCCCGAGGGGCCATTCAAGGATCGGCGTTTCAAAGTTGCCCGCCAGCCGTTTACCGGGCTCTGGCTCGACGCCTGCGACGGCAACCTCGACTTTCAGCCGTCGACCCGCTTTCGCCGCATCATCACCACCGGCCCCAGCCAATCCGGCAAATCCTGGCAGGGGACCGTGGTCCCCGTCACCTACCACCTATTCGAGATCGGCGAGACCGTCGGCTTTGCGCTGCCCGACATGGACATGGCAGACGACAAATGGCGCAAGGACATCCTGCCGGCCATCGAGCGGACCCGCTATCGCGAGCTGCTGCCCGCCCGCGGCGAGGGATCGCAGGGCGGCAAAGTCAAAAACATGGTGCTGTTCAAGAACGGGGCAGCTCTCAAGTTCTTTTCCGCCGGCGGCGGCGACAAAAGCCGGGCCGGTTTTGCCTGCCGCGTGCTGGTCATCACCGAGGCGAATGCTTTTGGCGGATCCGCCGAGGCCTCCAACGAATCCACGAAGCTCGAGCAGCTCCTGGCCCGCCTGCTGTCATTCGGCGATCAGTCGCTGGTTTACATGGAATGCACGGTCGAGATCGAAAGCGACGTGATCTGGTCGCACTACACGGCCGGGACCGCCAGCCGCATCGCTTGCCCCTGCCCCCACTGCCGCGCCTTTGTCACGCCCGAGCGTGAGCACCTGGTCGGCTGGAGCGACGCGGCCAGCGGCGACGACGCCAAGCTCACAACCAGCTTCCAGTGCCCGGCCTGCGAAAATCCCATCGACGACACCCAGCGCCGCGCCATGAATGAGCGGGCCGTGCTGCTGCATAAGGGCCAGGCGATCGAGGTCGAAAACGCGCGGGCCAAGAGTCATCGCCTGCGGATCGTCGGCGACGCCCCCAAAACCGACATGCTGGGCTTCCGCTGGAATGCGTTTAATAACCTGTTTCTCACCGCCGGCCAGCTAGGTCAATTCGAGTGGGAAGGCAAAAACGCCGTCGATGAGGACGCCCACGAGCGAAAGCAGCATCAATTTATTTGGTGCCGGCCCTACCAGGCCGCCGGCGACGAGCAGCAGACCCTCGACGCCAATGCCCTGATGGGCCGCATGGGTCCCTGGGAGCGCGGTATCGTGCCGGCCGATACTTTCTGCCTCACCAGCGGCTGCGATCTCCGCAAGCGGCAACTGCACTACAAGGTAATAGCCTGGACGGCCGACGGCCGGGCCCACGTCGTCGATTACCGCTGGCTGCCGGTCGCCGGCGACGAGCTGGACGCCGCGGTCGCCATCCTGCAGGCCCTCCGCGCGTGGCGGGACCAGGTGATCATGCCCGGCTTTACCATCGATGGCACCAGCACCAAATGGGTGCCCGATCAATGCTGGGTCGACGCCCGCTATCAGGGTGACAACAAGGGCGACGCCGCCGTCTTCCGATTCATTTTGGAAAGCGAGCGCGAGAGGTTTCGGCCCTGCCTGGGTTTTGGCGTCGGCAATTTTCGGGCGGAGCGCTACAGCCAGCCGCGGGCGACCAGCAAGACCATCCTGGCGATCGGAGAGCGCTACCACCTGCAGGCCGACCCGGTCCACCGCCTGGCCGTCGTGCATATCGATTCCGACCATTGGAAAGGCTTTTTTCAGGATCGCCTGCTGGCGCCGCTCCGCGCGGAGGGGTCCCAGACCCTGCTGCCCGCCTGCCTCACGCTGTACCGCACGCCGGACCGCAAGGAGCACGCCGGTATAGCCAAGCACTGGTCGGCCGAGCGCCGCGTAACCGAGTATGTCCCCGGAAAAGGACACGTCACGCGATTTGAGCAGCTCCGCCGCACCAATCACTTTCTCGACGCCGGCATGCTGGCCAGCCCCGCCGCCCACTACTGCGGCGTCCGCCTGGTGAAGACGACCCCACGGCCGAGCCCCGAGCACCGACCCCCGACACCCTCGAGCGCGCTGTCGCTTCCCGACGGCCGCCCCTATTTCGTCCTCGATCGCCACTGACTAACCAAAGGACCGGACCGATGAGCAAGAAAAACGGCAAGAAGCACGCCAACCCGTTCGCCCCCACCGCCATTACCGAGCTGTCGGAAGATCACCCCGGCTTCGAGCTGCCGCCGGAACGCTTCACCATCGAGCCGACGCCCGTTGCCACGCTGGGCGGCACGGTCATCGTCGAGCTGCCCGCACCGTCGCCGCCCCGGCCGGATGATAAGAGCTATCGCCGCCGCTTCCACAAGGTGGAGCTGCGGCTCACCGATCGAACGCTGCAAATTGCCTTCACCAAGCTGTATTTTGCGCTCCACGACAGCGACACCAGGCTGGCCAACGGCCTGCACATCGACAAAGCCAGCGACGTGCTCCGCTACCTCCTCGAGCAATACGACGCCGCCACCGCCCCTTCGGCTTGATCAGGCGCGAAGCGCCGCGCCATCACACTTTTCTAAGCCGCCCGGCCCCCATGGCTCGACCTCGACCAGCGGCTGGTCGCTCATTTCGCCGTATTGCTGATCGAGCACGTGCAGCTCACACTCCGGCCGCATCCGCTGGAGAATCTCGATCAGCTCTTTGACGGTCATAGGAGCTCGAAGTGCTTAGCGATTTTTTCAATGTCGCGTTTACGAAGTACAGTATTCGCCTTACGCACGACTACCGCTTGCGCGTCATCATCAAAAAAGAACCTGGTTTCCGCAATCGCCCGTTCTCGTCGCTGCTGGTCGCTCTGCCATTCACGCTGCTCGTCGGGCCTCCTAAGACCATTTTTGCCAATTACCTGAGATCGAAGACTGTCGGTCAATTCCGAAAATTTCTGCATTCGCACGTCGCCACCTTCATCGACCACCTGGATGCGTGCATCGTTGGCGACTAATTCTTGATCGCGGGCGTTCAATCGCTTGAGCGCCAGGGTTTTTAGGCCAGGATCTACATCGCGATTGGCAATCAGGGCAACAGAAGTCTCGCCGCGAACTATACCCATCAGCGTTTTCTTGAGTGCCTTCCCGAGATCCAGCACCCACCCCTCTGCAATTGCCTTCTCGCAGACTACGGCCATCAAAAACAGTCGCTCCTCATACGATTGCATGAGCAGGCTAAAACACTCCTGCAACGTATCTTGAGAATCGACGCTTCGCAGACGATCAACCTCATCCTGCAGATCTGGGTGTGAAGCCAGATAACGCTCGATCGCCGAAACTGTCCGTGTTACTGTTGCCGTCATGGGTCACTCCGTTTGTCACGGGCGGGAGTTTTTAGCACGCCAGCAGCCGCCCGGCCCGCCAGTTGTGCTTCTGCAATAGTTAATTCGAGTTCCAACTGGTCAAACCTCTTGCGTTGGTAACGCAACCGACTCGCACGCCGCTTACTTTCGCGCACCTTTTGGGGATGCCGAAGTCGATATACAGCCGCCGATTTCCTATTGATCGCGCGTTCCCGTTCAGGATTTTTCGCCCGCCATGCATGTTGATGTTGCCGATTTTTCTTGCGGCCAGCCGGCGATCGAGCGGCCGCTCGGATGCGGCCCCGGTTGTTGTGGTAATACAGACGATTGCGCTTTCGCTCGTTTTCCTTTCTCTGTTCCAACTCACCGATCGTCAGCTCTGGGCGGTGGTACTCGCGCCGAATTCTTTCTAAGTATTCACCGCGCGTTTCATCGTTGCGCTGCGTCATCAGCCAGATTCCCTCGGCGCGGGCTAGTTCCGACTAGCAATCGAGAGATAGCACCGCGCCGAGGGCATACCCAGTGGCCAAGTGATCGAGACGATTGCTAGTCGCGCGGAGCATTCTACTTTTCAAGCAGATTGGGTCAACCAGCCGGCCGGCGGGCATACTTTCTTACTTGGAAAAATGAGTGTTGTGCACAAAAAAGTGGATCGATGGGGGCTACGCCCCCCCGCGGCCATGCCCTTGGAAGGACCCAAAGGGGGGGGCAGTAGGGTACGCTTGTGCACGCGAAATAGTTGGTCAAATAGGCCTGGAAATAGGGTCAAACAATTCACTAAACTATGCCGCATGCGGAAGGGTTACAAAATGTAGCTGCGGCCACCAGGGGCTGCGCTATTTGTTCACGCTGCACCACCTGCGCGACGGCCGGACGGCCATTGTCGGCAGTACTTGCATCGAGCACTACGCCAGCGTATCGCCCGAGCTGGTCCGCCGCTTAATGGCCGACGCGGCCCGCCTCGAGGCTGCCGCCCAGGCCCGCGAGGAGCTGGCCCGATCGGCCGCCCAATCGTCCGAAGTAATGGCCCTGCTCCGCCAATGGTCCGCGGCTGAGTACCGCACGGACGGCGCCATTGTGGCCTGGTATCAGGCCCACCCATACGCCCGCTGGCTGCCGCCCGCCGTATTTCGGCGGCCAGGCGCCGCCGAGCGCCTCGACGATCGGCGCGACGGCGCCGCCCATCCGTTTTGCGTGCTCCCGATCCTGACCACCACGCGCGGCCTGGCCAATCGGCTGCGCAAATACCTGGCCGCCTGCTCCGCCGAGCTGGCAGCAATCCAAGACGGCACCGAGGCACCGAGCCCCGCCGCTTTCGCCCGTTAATCCTTCCCCGTTTCGATCCCGTTTGAACCTTATTTTTTGGAGCCTTAAACCATGACACGCCGAAAGTACAATTTCCCCAGCCGCGCCGCCGCCGAAGACGAGATCCGCCGACTAGGCCAGCAGGTTACGCTGCACGGCATCGCGCTTTATTGCGTCGCGCGAAACGAAATCACTTGGACCGAATTTCAGCGCGGAGAATTCGGCTACCGCTGCCGCGCTGGCATTGCCCGCGCCAGCTCAGGCCACGGCGGATTGTTATTTATCGAGGAGCATTGCCCGGCCAATCGCGGCCCGATCCTCGACGTATTTTGGGCCGATAGATTTCTGCGCGACCTGGCCAGCATGCCGCGGATGCACGCGCCAGACGGGCAGGCCTGGGAGCGCGCGATATACGCCGCCCGCGCCATTCGCGACGCCCAGGATAAACAGCCCACCGATTGCATCCAACCCGGCCATATTCCGCTGGCCGCGGTCTGATCGTCCCCCGCCGCGCGCTGGCACCTGGCCGGATCGTCCCCGGCCGCGCGGCCTGGCCGCCATTTCGGCGGCCGATAGTGTCACCCCATTCCCAGGAGGCTGCCCCTCGAGGCAGTACGACCAATGACGACGATTCTAGCTAGCCGGCATGTATCCCTGGCCACCGCCGAGCGATCTAAGCAATGGCACCACGACCTGCCCCGAGTCCCATTGAAGCGCAGAGCGGGCGGCCGTTGCGCCACGCTGGTATGCACGCTCGAGCAATTCGCCGCGCGGTTAGGCAATCCGCACTGCGCCGCCCCGTCGGATCAATGGCGCAACTATGAGGGTCACGACCTGATCGACGGCGCCGGCAAAGTATCCGCCGTTTGGTATTTCGACACGCCCCGAGGCCTGGTCAGAGTATCAGACTATTGGTGGAACGCCGCCAATGAGTTGAGCATTCTGGCTTGCGACGTCCGCGCGGTCATTTGGTTCCGCCGTTGGTGTCGCGAGCACGGTTTCAAATTCCTGCCCACTTGTCGCCCGGATCCGCGCGATCTGGCCTAAGACGATGCCCCGCCGCGCGCTGGCACCTGGCCGGATCGTCCCCGGCCGCGCGGCCTATTTGTTGCCCGTTTGTTCCCCGTTTCGAGGCTGCCCCCGCGGCAGTAATTCGATGATCGCGACGAGTAACCAGCGCTGGCGCGACCGTCGCGACAGCTACCGCCCCGCCGGCGAGGTCATCGACCCGCGACGCTATGAGGTCGCGCCGATCGATAACGACACCGAGCCCAAGCGGTTTGTTGAGCAACACCACTACAGCGGCACCTACCCGGCTGCCCGCGATCGGTTTGGCCTATATACCCGCGGACGCCTGGCCGGCGTGGCCGTATTTTCGCACCCGTGCAATGACCTGGTCCTGACTAATACCTTCCCCATGCCCGCCCTGGACGCCCGCGAGCTGGGCCGCTTTGTGCTGCTCGACACAGTCCCCGGCAATGGCGAGACCTGGTTCTTGGCCAGGTGCTTCGAGCTGCTCCACCGCGAGGGCGCCCGCGGCGTGGTCAGCTTTAGCGATCCGGTGCGGCGCCGGACAGCCGCCGGAGTCATAGTTTTCCCCGGACATATTGGGACGATCTACCAAGCCCACAATGGCGTCTACCTGGGCCGCGCGACGCGCCGCACCCTGCGGCTACTGCCCGACGGATCGGTCCTATCTGCCCGTGCTATTTCCAAGCTGCAGGCCGGCGCGAAGGGCTGGCGCTACACCGCCGAGCTGCTGATCGCCCACGGCGCCGATCGGCCTGGACGTGATTTGCGGGAGTGGGCAGCCGCCTGGCTGCCCATTATCACCCGGCCGCTACGACACGCCGGCAACCATAAATATGCGTGGGGCCTCGACCGCCAGGCCCGCCTCGAGCTGCCCCCGTCCCTGCCCTATCCCAAATACACTATCCTTTGAGAAACGAGGCGGCCCGCGCGGCCGTATTCTTTATGCCCAAGTCCGACCTGGCCGCCAAATACGGCGCGTCTAAGAATCTGCGCCAGCTCATCAACGCGGCGATCCGCGCCGAGCTGCCCGGTGGCGCCGCGGCCCTCGACGCGCTTTATACGGCCCGCACGGCGGCCGCGGAGTCAGCGATCGGCGAGGACTGCCTGACATCCGTCCGCCAGATCATTGATGCAATGGCCGACGAGATCCGCCGGCGGTACGGCCTGGCCCAGGATTAGCGCGCACTGGACGAAGCATCCAGTTAATCCGGCGCATCCGGCGCATCCGGCGCCGGACGCGCCGGATTAGTGCCCGTTCTTGCCCATTCTGCTCGCAAAATGGTGGCGTGGCCCTCGACGCAGAGATTTCCGCAGCCCGCGACGCCTACTTTGACAACGCAGGCTATGAGGAAAACGAATCGCTGACCGAGGCGAAAGCGTTTGTCACCGCCTGCCGCAAGCTGCTGGCCGTGCCCGTCACGCGATCCGCCCAGGGCGGCCGAGACGGCAACGAGATCGAAATGGACCCCGAGCAGATCGCCAAGCAGCTCGACGAGGCCCGCCGCTGGGTCGCCGCCACCCTGGCCGCCACCAGTGGCAGCGTGATCCACGCCGATTTCACCGACTTTCGCGAATAACCTTGCCCAGCCGCCAGCGACAATCCGAGTGCCTGGACCTGCCGAGCCAGTTTGCCCAGGCCTATCAGGACTATCGGGCCGATTTTGACATCGGCGGCACGGGACCGTATTTCCCCACGCCCCGCGGCGTGCAGATCAGCGGCAGCGGCGCCGACTATCACTATCGAGACGCCACCAAGTTTTACCGCGGTATTGAGCGGGCCCGTAACTACGACCGCAACAACATGATCGTCGGCCAGGCGGTCGACCGGCTCACGGCTAACCTGGTCCAAGAGGGATTTACCCCCGACCCCAACACCGGCGACACCGGTTTCGATACCGAGCTCAAGGACGACTGGTACGACTGGTGCGCGAATCCCGACCGTTGCGACGCCGAGGGTGAGCGTACCTTTTATGAGCTGGAGCTGCTCGCCATCCGTTCGATTCCGGTCGACGGCGACACGTTTTGCCTGCCGCTAAATAACGACCGGCTGCAATTCATCGAGGCCCACCGCTGCCGCCAGCCCAGCCGATCGCGTCGCAAAAGCTGCGTGCACGGCGTCAACCTCGACGCCAAGACGGCCCGCCGCACCAGCTACTACTTCGCCAATGAGGACGTGGACCCCTTCGCCACGCTGCTCGACAAGGACGTACGCGAAGTGCCGGCCCGCGACAGCGAAGGCGAAAAGCAGGTTTTGCACCTCCACTTCCCCAAGCGCTTCAGCCAACGCCGCGGCATCACCGCGTTTGCCCCGATCGCCCTGCCCTGCTCATACCACGACGACATTCAATTCGCCACGCTGGTGGCCGTCCAGGCGCAAAGCTGTTTCGCCATCCTCGAGCAGCAGCTCATCGGCATCGGTGCCAATCTGCCGCAGCCCCGCACGGCCGCCCAGATCACGACCGGCGCCAGCACCAGCGAAACGCTCGACGACGGCACCACACGCACCCGCCAGGGCCTGGCCCCAGGCATGCGCGTGCGGGCGCCGGAAGGGTGGGGCCTGACCGGGTTTTCCCCGACAATCCCAGGCCCGCAGTACAGCGAACATACGCTAATGATCCTCACGATCATTGCCGTAAACCTGGACCTGCCAGTCCAGGTTTTGCTGCTCGACGCCAAGCAAACCAATTTCAGCGGCTGGCGCGGAGCCATCGACCAGGCCCGGATCCGTTACCGCGTTATTCAGCGGCGACAGATCGACGGTTTCTATTCACCGGTCTGGCGCTGGCGTGTCCGCCGCAAGCTGGCCAAGGATCCTCGCCGTCGCACGGCCATGAAGAGCGACAGCTTTCGGCCGTTCGATCACACCTGGCACCCGCCCACCTGGTCGTACATCGAACCAAACAAGGACATCAGCGCCAACGCTTTGGAGCTGGCCACCAAGCAGATCAGCCCCCGCCGACAGCGGGCCCGCCAGGGCGAGCAATACGACGAGCTGGTCCCCGAGTTTGTGGCCGACGCCGCGGCCATGCTCGAGGCCGCCGAGCTGAAAGCCCAGGAACTCAACAAGAAGCTCAAGCTGCCGCCGGCGAAAGAGATCACCCGCGACGAGCTGCTCCGCGTGTTCACCGCCCAGGGCACCAGCGTCAGCGCCACCGAGGGCGAAGACGCCGAGCCGCCGGCCAAACCAAAGGCAGCCAATGCTAGCTAGCGTCCCCCATTTCGATCAGTGGCTGGGAGTGTGGGCCATCCGCGAGGAGGATTTCCGCGCCGGCTATCAATGGTTTATGGGCCTGGACCTGCACCTGCACCTGCAGACCGCCCCCAGCCAGGCCGCCAGGCAAGCATCCGAAGAGCAGCGGCCCGACATCCGCGACGGCGTGGAGCTGATCGGCATTTACGGCAGCCTGCAAAAGCAACAGGCCAGCCTGTCCCGCTCGACCAGCACCGTGATGACCCGCCGCAAGATCCGCGCGGCAGTCCGCAACCCCGACGTGGCCGCCATCCTGCTGCACGTCGAATCGCCAGGCGGCACGGCCGCCGGCACCAAGGAGCTGGCCGACGACGTGGCCGCGGCCGCCAAGCAAAAACCGGTCTGGGCCTTTATCGAGGACCTGGGCGCCAGTGCCGCCTACTGGATCGCCAGCCAGGCGACGCACGTCTATGCCAACCCGACGGCGATCGTCGGCAGCATCGGCACCTATGGCGTGGTCTACGACTATTCGGCAATGGCCGCCAAGGAAGGCATCAAGGTGCACGTGATCCGCGCCGGCGACTTCAAAGGCGCGTTTACGCCAGGCACCGAGGTGACAGCCGAGCAGCTCACCGAGCAGCAAAAGATCGTCACCGAACTAAACGAGTTTTTTATCCGCGGCGTGAAGGCGGGGCGCAAGCTCAGCCTGGAAGCGGCGCGGCAGTTGGCCGACGGGCGCGTGCACGTGGGCCAGGCCGCCGTAGAGCGACAGCTCATCGACGGCGTCCAATCGCTCGACGACACGTTTTCCCAGTTGGCCGCCTATGGCCGCAAAAGGAGATCCAGCATGTCCCTCGAAACGGCCGCCGAAGCGGCCCTTACGCCCCAAGCATCGACCGACGCGGCGGTCACCACGGCCGCCACGGCCGCGGCTCAGATCCTGCCGTTTGCGGCCGAGGCCAAGCCGGCCAGCCGCCCGGCGACCCTCGCCGAGCTGAAGGCGGCCTGCCCCGGCGCCACTAACGATTTTCTGGTCTCGCAGCTCGAGGCCAACGCCACGGCCGCCCAGGCTTCCGCCGCCTGGATGGCCAAGCTGGCCGCCGACAATGCCCGGCTGTCCCAGGAAAACGCGAGCCTCAAGGATGCGAAGCCGGCCGAACAAGCCGCGCCCGCCGGCAAGGGCCCCGGAGCGGATCCGGTCGGCGCCGGCGTCGAAGGCAACCAAACCACCGGCGACGCGCTCAGCCAATTTGAGCAGGCCGTCGCCGAGGAAATCGAGCAGACCAAAAAGCCGCGGCACGAGGCCGTGCAAGCGGTTTGCCGCCGTGATCCCCAAATGCGGGAGGCGATGGTCGCCGCCCACAACGCCAAGCATTCCAAGGCCCGCCAGCGGCGAGCCTAACGACTTGCTAGTCCGACTAGCAAAAACCATCAATCACACCTTTTTTCGGAGTTAGTCAACTATGGCTGGTCATGTGGAAACGGGGACCCGCACCTTTCAGGCGGGCGCCGCTCTGGCAGCCGATCGACGGGTAAAACTGACGAGCGGCAAGCTGCAGTATGCCGGCATCGATGATGTCGAGCTGGGCACCATCGAGATCGATACGTTTGCGGACGGCGATTATGCGGCCGTCAAACTCAATACGGCCCAGGGCACGGCCCGCATGGTGGCACTGGCTGCCATCAGCATCGGCGCCGACGTTTACGCCGCGGCCAACGGCAAGGTCAACGACGTTGGCGGCGGCCGCTACCTGGGCATTGCACTGTCGGCCGCCAGTGGCGACGGTGCGGTCCTCGAGGTGCTCCGCCTGCCCGAGCCGGGCGTCAACATCACGCATGCTTCGGGCACCTCCACGACGCTGACCCGCGCTCAGCGCAACGGCACCTTTACCAACCTGGCCCTGGGCGCCACCCACACCTTCACGCTGCCGCAGGACGCGATTGCCGGCGACAAGTTCCATTTCAACGTGATGGCAGCGCAGGAGCTGCGAGTCGATCCAGGCGCCGCCGGCGGTATCTACATCAACGGCGGCAAGCAATCCGACGATTCCTATATTTCGGCCGACGACGAGGCCGAGCACGTCACCCTCACGGCCGACGGCAATGGCGACTGGGTCGCCGGCCCCTACAACGGCACTTGGACCGTCGTTTAACCGCGGAACCCCGCAGGAAGTCCGGGGGGGCCGCGTCTTACTTCGCGGCTCTCCCGGCATTTTTACCAACCAACCCTCACCTTTCGCACAACCTCATTTTTCCTGCGGGGAAACAGGAGAAATGACCTATGCCTGCCCCTTCTGAATCACTTGCCACGCTGCGACCAGATCTTGGGGGCAGCATGGAGGAGTTTGACCTGGCCGCCGACCGCCAGGGCTTTGTCGGGAACCGGGTTTTTCCGGTGATCGAGGCCGACAAGCCCAGCGGCACGTTCGGCACGATCCCCGTCGAGCAGCTCCTCAAGACGCCGGCCACCCGGCGCCAGAGCCGAGCCGGCTATCCCCGCGGTAAATGGACGTTCGAGGATCAGAGCTATGCCACGGCCGAATACGGCTGGGAGGAGCCCGTCGACGACCGCGACGAAAATTTCTATGGCGATTACTTCGACGCTGAAATGGTCAGCGCCGAAATCGCCCGCGACATCGTGCTCCGCGCGCACGAGATCCGGGCCGCGGCCGCCATTTACGACACCGGCACGTTCACGCCCACGGCCATTACCAACGAGTGGGACGACTACGCCAACGCCACGCCGTGCGACGACCTGGAAACCGAGATCCAAGCGTTTTTCCTGGCCAGCGGATTGTGGCCCAACGCGATCCTGATCAACCGCATCCAATTCCGCAATCTGCGGATGTGCGAGCAGGTGATCGACAAGATCGCCGGCCAGGGCGCAGGTGCCGCGGTGAAGCCGAAGGACATCACGTCCACGATGCTGGCCGGCGTGTTTGACGTCGATGAGGTGATCGTCGCCGGCAGCGCGAAAAACGCCGCCAACGAGGGCGTCACGATGGACATCGACAACATTTGGTCGAGCGAGTACGCCGCCGTGTTGCGCGTCGCCCGCACCAAAAATATCAAGGAGCCGTGCGTCGGCCGAACCATCCACTGGGGTCGCGACGGATCCCAGATCGGCGGCACGATGGAAACGTACCGCGACGAGACGGTCCGCGCCGACATCGTCCGCTGCCGCCACGAGGTGCATCAAAAGATTTTCTACACCCGCATGTGCCGGCTGCTAAGCAACGTCACCACCACGCACGACGACTAATCCGTCGAGCTGATCAGGTGGATGGCCGCCGGCGTGGTAATTACCGCACGCCGGCGGCGGATCGAGGTAATTCCCGAATCTCCATTTTCTGAAAGCGATTTTGTATGTGGCGAAATATGCGATTTGTCGGCGCCGACAACTCCAACAACGGCGTTGCTACTAGCAATGTCACTGCCAACCGTGACGGCACCGTTCTGGAGCGGCTCGAGGCGATCATTGCGGCCCTGGTCGACGATGCGGCCGCGAACCTGATCGGCATCAACGACGCCGACAACGTGGCCGATACGAGCAGCGTCGTGGCCAACCGCGACGGCTCCGTGCTGGAGCGGCTCGAGGCCCTCATGGATCCGCTCAGCGGCTACAACCCGCGAATGGGTTTTGGCGTGACGAAGGTCAGCAACCTGGCCGACGGCACAGGAACTGACAACCTGTTTACGGTCACCGGTCGCGTGCTGATCACCAGCCTGACCGGCGAAGTCACAACGGTGCTCGCAACATCGACGTCGATGAAGCTGCGTGATGTGACTAACAGCGTGGATTTGTGCGCCGCCACGACTATCACCGACGACGCCGTGGGGACGATGTACGCCTTGTCATCGATCAGTGCCAGCATTCTGAACGGCACGGGCATGACGCCGGTCGTTGGCTCGATCCCGAATCTAACTGGATCCAGCCATGTAGACGTGGCAATCGTCGGCGACGCACAAGCGCCGCTGACCATCGCCCACGTTCTTAACGCGGCTGGCACGGGT